ACTCCATCTATGCTTTGAACCAGTAAATCCTGCTGGTTGATGAAATAATTAAGAAAAGGAAAAGTTGTAGTTGAACCATCTGCTAGATAGAGTTGAGATGAAGTTATTGATGTTACACTCATTTGGTTCCCGTTGGTATTTCACCGGCATTCTCACCGGAATGTTCTGCTAATACCCGTGCCTTCCATACAGGGTCAATTTCAACCGGGTCAGGATGAATGTGTCGAGCGGCATTTACATCAGCATGGATATCAGGATAATTCTTAAAAATCTGTGCTCTAGCTCGGTGAAAATATTGGCTGTGAACATCATCTAATCTTTTCTTTTTAATAAAATCATCTTGATTCTGGTAACTTGGACTGTTTATAGTGTCCTCTAAAGCATCATGTTGATTGCGACCATAGCCATCAGTTACCTGATTACCCATCAACTGCCGCCATTCATCTTGGACTTGTGGAGTCAATGGTACTGTATCATCTCCACGTTTATAAATGAAGTTAGGTACATCACGGTGAGCTATACCAAGACGATAATGCTCAATCTCCACCGGGTCTAGTTGTTGGTTTCGATAGATTGGTACTGGACTAAGTTCGTTATAAGCACGAATAGGTGCGGATAATAAATCTCCAGCCGTACCAGCCGTTGGTGGATAGACTATCTCACCCCATTGGTCACGCTTATATGGCAAAGTAGCCGAATAGAAGGGGATGTTTTGCTTCATCTCTTCTATTTGGGTCTGTGCCTGATGTTCTCCTGGTGATATTACATGGTCTAACATTCTAACTGGAGCAGGTAAGAATCCAGTTGATTCACGACCGAGAAACTCGGTGAGTGCTTTAGTATTACCACGAGCAATTCCATCAGAAGCATGAACCAGGTTAGTAAAGAATTCCATGTAATCATTGTTCTGAATTATCTCGGCTGATAGTTTGATTCCAGCCTGGGCTAATTTATGCTGAACATTAGGGTCATTGGTCATGTAATAGGTTTCCCAAGCATCAGCAACATGGGCTAAGGTATCACCAAATGGTCCCAGGTGATTGAATCCATAGGAGTGCTCACCCATACGCCATGAATTAGGTCGATGTCGATAAGGCCAATACTGTCTACCTGGTCCTTGTGGTCCATTACCTACCAGGGTTCCGTTTGCTACATAATGACCTAAGACACCCCAGGTTAGTGAGCCGAGTGCCCACTTAGCCATTGCTATATCTTGTTCAACTGCATCAGCACCACGAACACCACGCCAAAATGCTCCTGTTATCGGAGCCAAAGGACTAAGAAATAATCCTTCGGTCATTAGGTTAACTGGTGTACGGGTATAGGGTAAAGCAATTCTAAGAATAGGATTTACATTGGCAAAGCTGGACATTGCCTTGGTCAGCTTAGTAGTGTCAGTAAAAGTGTAGCTGTGCATTAGATGAGTTACACGGTCAAACATTGCATCAGACATATGTGCCATTTGGTGTTCAGAATACTGTGTAGCAAAATGGTCGATAGTTCCCCAGCTTTTAAGCCCCATTCGTTCAGCTTCAGATAAACCTTCCTGATAGGTAATCATTCGTGAAGCGGCACGAAAGGCCAGTGTTTTACTAAACTGGTCGATGGCGGTAATTGAACGACGGCCAAGTCCACCTAAGGCACCAAGATAACGAAAAGCACTGCTATAGAGCTGGTCTGGATACTGCTCCATAGCGAATCCAGCATTCTTTTCAAACTGACCTAAAAACTCTTGTTGAAATACTGGCTCATCTTCCCACATGCTTCTAGCAAGATATTTAAAACCATCTTTCAAAGCCTCTTGTTGTCCACGTACAGAAGCAACTAAAGTATTAATACCAGCTCTAGTGCCATATTCCATACCGACCCCGATGGCACGAAATAGAGTTTGTACCTGAGCATTCAAAGCGTCAGTAATAGCTTTAGATAGAACTATTCGAGGATTCAGTAACTGAGCATTAATCAATGCCATCTGTGGATTCTTTAAATGAAATACCGCTCTATCATACATACTAATTTTATCTTTTAACGCGTCTTCAGTTGATGCTTGGAGAATTTTCTTTGCAATAGACTCAGCTCTATCAGTAGCTTCCTGCATTGATTTAATTGCATCACGTCTAATCTCTTTATTCTTTAGAGCCTTCCTAACTGCATCTATTGCATTTGGCTCTTCACCTTTAGCTAAATCTATCAGAGTTTCTATACTACCAACAGAACCTGCGGCACCACCTAACATGTTACCAGCAAAATCAGCAACATCTTGGATGGTTGGATGATTAGGAGCCAAAAATTCTGCTGATTTCCTTAATAACCAACCACCAGCAGTTGCACCTACAGTAGTTCCTGGAAAAGCCATTAAGCTGTAAATGAATAACTGTTCGTTAAAGGACAGGGGTTTAGTAATAAATCCTTTAATACCTTGCTCTTGGTAAGCCTGAGATAAAGATTCATCTTCAGTCAAACCTTTACGCTGATTACTGGCTAATTCACTAGCTTGTAGGTAGTGGTCGTCAGCTTCACTCATTTTAATTCATCTTCTTCAGTATAGCCTGGGGTCGGTTCGGCTCTCATCTCAGCTTCAGGTTCACCACCTACCATTGGTTTAATTTCAGCTCCACCACCTGCTGGTGCATTATGTATTTCAGTTGGTGCATTGTGGATATGAACTGTAGGGGTTATATGGACTGTTGGAACTGCTGTGGGTTCGTCGGATATTATTTTAGTGCCACCTGCACTTTCTATAGTAGGTGGTGCACTACCGTGTCCTAGATAACCTATTGGATGACCATCTATATATTCACCTTTAAATCCTGGTGGTGTAGCGTATGCACCTGGAGTCGGTTCAGGTGCTGGAATTGGTTCGGCCGAAGGTGTTGGTCCAGTAGCTTCAGGTGTTGGCTTAGGTATTAGCTTAGGTGTTGGAGTTGTCGTTGGTGCAGTTGATTCCTTGGGTAGATATGGTTGAACCTTCTTCAGCATCTGTTTTATTTGTGGAGGTATTGGTCGGCCACGACGAACAAATGCCTTAGCCATTGCATCAATATCAGGAGCAAAATGTTTATAGATAGACTGCAAACTGTCGTTTAGTATTTTATATTTCTCTGATATATCTTTAGCTGTTTTGAGCGATGCCTTTAATTCGTTCTCTGAATCAATATATAGCTGTTTATTTTCATCGTATGAAGTACCAAAGTCAGGGTCTAAAGTAGCAAATTCTTCTCGATATCTACTTGCTAGGTCAACGTCTTCTTTGCCGCTAACAGTGCCAAGCTCTTTCTTATATTGGTCAACTTCATTTTTAATCGCTGCCCTAGTTGTTGGAGTCATCGTAGCTGTATCTAGCTTATGAGCCTCCCAATCAGCTAAATCATGCAGGTTAGTAATTGTATGCATGTCAGCAACAAAATTATCCACGATACCAGTATCAACCTCAGGGCTTGGTACAAAGCCTGATACCACTGTTTTAGCTTTCTCTGGTGAACCACCATTCTTAATAAATTGTTGAGGAGTCTGTTGACCTTTTACCAGTCTATCATAATTTTGAGCTTGTCTTTGGGTATATTCCTGATTACCCTTCATTAATACCTGGTTTTGATAATGCAGTAATTTCTCATTTAAATTCTGCAACTCTTGCGGGTGTAAACCAGAGTTCTCCGGTGTTAAATTCATTAAAGCTTGTTCAGACTGTAAATTAGGATTAACTGGATGAGTAGCCTGTTCAAGTAAATAATTAGCCTGTTCTAATTTAGTGTCGTGCAGGAAAGTAGTTTTAGCAAGTGCTGCTTCATTAGGAGAGATTAACCCCGACTGAGCTTCACGGTCAATTGCATCCAATCCATTCTTTAACAGGGCATGGCTTTCGGCATCTGATTTAGCTAAAGCAGCAGTCTTGCTGAGATTTTTAAGGTAAGCCTTAAAATCAGCCGCATGTTGGTGAGTTAGGTCAGTAACACCCTTCAAGTAGTATTGACGCTTATAGTGTGAAGCAGCTACTCCAATAGTTTTAGCTACTGTTGGAGACATACCTGGATATTGTTTATTCAATCCATCGACAATACTATTAACACCCTCTGTATACATCCGACTTCGAGTCGGTATATCTTGGATATTGATAAGATTAGTTTCTAAAGCATCAACCTGGTTCGCGAAATCTAACTGAGCCTGGTCTCCAGCTAACGATTCACGTTGTTTCATAATAGCAGCTAACAACGTGCTAGCTCGATGTAACGTAGCATCAGTCTGTTGGGCAGACCGCTGTATTTCTTCCTGTACCGGAGTAGAGGATGGAAACGACGGAGAGGGACCAACGAATTGTCGGTGCTCAGGAGCTATTTCAAGTTCAGCCACTAGGGATTACCAGGGGTTAAACCATATGAATTAGTTCTAGAATGCAAAGCCCAGGCATCAATGCCAGATGAAATTGCTCCGGTGGTTCCAGTAACAATTGCACCCATAGTTGCTGCTTGAGCTTCTTGCTGAGCTTCACCTACATCAATCTGCCCTTGATAATAAAGGTTAGTTGACTGTATGTTAGCCGCATACTTGGCATACATATCATTCAACCGAGCTTCATCAACCGAAGTAGCTTCTACAGTAGCAGGTGAACCTTCTTCAGTTATACCTGAAGCACCTGTACCTGCTCTCATTGAAGATATAATATGTGCTGCTTTGTAATCTTGTTCAGCTATCTGTGCTCCAGCTTGTTGTTGAACCTGTTGAGCTTGGATAGTTAAAGCTCCAGCCTGTCGGCCAGCTACTTCTTTAGCAAATTGACCTTGATTATATTGGGCAAGTCCCTGAATTACTGATGCTGCTGTACCTAATCCAAACGTACCACCAGCCATTACGGTTGAAGCTGATGGCGTAACTTTTGATAAGGCTGTTGATAATACCGTTAAAAATGACATTATTTCACCAGTGCATAGAGATAGTAATCCGATTTATCTGGACCATATTTCCGTAGCATACCTTCACGCTGAAATCCAAGATACTGAATGAAGTCAATATCAACTATTCTCTTGGAGCTAATTGTAGCCTGAATTCTATGAGCAGATAGCTCTTTAAATCGCTGTTTAATAAACCTTACCATTTGAATTTTATGTTGATAAGCTATATCCGATGATTTAACGGCTAACCAGGCTTCAAATACACCTGACCAATATCGTCTAAAGCCACCACAGCCTAATACGAAAAAATTACCGTTAGTAGCAGTCCAGGATAATGATTCATCTATATCATCGATAAAGGGAACTTCAAATTTAACCACAGCATCTTTATCTATTACCTGGAACAAGTCTCCCTTAAGATACTGTCTAAATGTCATACTTCACCGACTTCAATTGGTCCAAATACCCCTAAGATGTGTGCTGGTAATGGGTAGGACTGCACCAATACTATTCGTCCATCACGGTCAAAACCCAAGTTATTCACTTGTACGTCACCAGTTACAGCGGGATTACCAACCATTAACGTTGTATCTAGATTCATGAAATATACTTCTTGACCATTGATAAACAAGCCTACAGTGTAGTATAACCTAGCCCATAACTTCAGCCACCGTTTATACAGTCCCTGGATTGTAGCTCGTGGCTCAGGTCTAGTTGTCACAGCAGTTGAGGTATAGGCTAAGCCTAATTGAACAACTTTACCTGTTAAACCTGGCGGAAATGTATAGATACCAGTCCCTGACATAGTTATGGTAGGTAACACCATACCGTCCACTGTTCCTGTCACTGGTCTACCAGTTAAATAGCCAAAGCCAGAAACACTAGATACAGGACTGCTAAATGAATTATACAGTCCACAATCAACATTCATGTAACTGGTCAATATTTCAATCGACCAGCGAGTAGCTGATTCTCGTTGCCGCTGTACCAATAACCAAGTTTCATCAGTTGTACCTTGATTAACTGTTATAGTAGCCGCACTAATTACTTTGTCGTTAGTGTCGGTTCCAGTTTGGTGTCGATGCCATGCCCACACATCGTTATCTTTGTCATAGGTCAAACCAATCAAGTCACCAGCTAAATCAACAAACCAAAGAATCTTGAATGGTCGTTTCTGATAGGTAAACTCTTTAAAGCCAACATCAGCTATGAAAGAGTTAAGTACATTCAAGTCACGGCTACCGAATGAACTAGTAACAGCATTAAAAGCAAACTGGTAAGCATTCAGCTTAGCTTTCTGAATAAAGATTAAATCATTATCTACCAATAATGGTTGAATGGATGCTACGCCGTAGCTTGATTGAGTAATGACGTTAATGTTCTGTGGAGTGATAGGAGCACCGGAACTAATAATCTGTTGACCAGCTCCACCATTGATGATATATTCGTTCTCAACTCCACCCGCTACAATACTGCCTTGAAACACCGTCATCCAATGAATATGTTCAAAAGTGCCACTGTTAATAGTAAATCTGACTCCCTCATCAGCTAAGGAGCCAAGAGCGAAATTTTCATAATCACCAACATTGCTACCCCATACAGTATTGGGATTACTTCCCATCGTGCCAGCAAAATATAATCTATCACCATATAGAGTTACCGCATGAGGATAGTTACCTGGACCAAAGGCCGAAGCTTCTAACCACCAACTACCAGGTGGTGCCGGAGCAACTAAAGGATTACCCCAGGCATTTTGCTCAGTGACAGTAGTTATATTTATTATATTAACATTGACCGTAGTTGAATTAAGGACATTGACTATTTGTGCATAGCCGCCATCAAAGTTGACAAATAACCCATTGTCAATTTGGCGAAAGGCATCAGTGAATCCATCGTTATACTGTACGTCTACATACGCGGAACCTGTACTACGCTGCCAGGAATGGTCAGTTGGATGTGCCGTGGTACTGCGTACTTGGAATCCGCCACCAAAACCTTGTGGTCCTCTACCTGACCAAAGATTTTTAGGTGGAGTTCCTGTACCATCGAAACTACCTGGTGAAAAGAAAGCATTAGGTCCACCACGTAAGAACCAACTACCATGAGCATAACTAGTAGTATCAAAAGCACTAGTTACAGTAGTGACTACCTGAGTGTGTAATGTAGCTCCGGTGCCCCCATCAGTTGCAGTAGTATCACTTGGACCATAGCCGTTAATGAAGCCAATACCAGTACCAGCTATGACAGCTTTACCTATATCACCATCAATAAATACAGGACTACTAGCTGTAACTATATCTCCGCCGGTTATTGTAATATTAGCTCCCTTGGCAGTACCCACGTCTTGGTCAGCCTGGATAGCTGGCGGTGAGTAAAAAGTTAATGGGATATATTGCCAATTGGTATCAGATAATCTGACCAGCTTAGCTGGCGGATGATTCGGATGGCACAGGTACATAGTGCTGTAGTTCTGTACATAATGAATATCCCATAATTCAGAAGTAGCGTAAGGTGTACCTACTTGATAAGGCACATTTGGTGGTGGCGCTGGTAACTGGATTTGTCCATCATTGAAATAGAACTGAATTAAATTATTACCGAATTCAAGAATATATTTGGCAGTTGCACTGAAGGAAAAAGGAATAAGTCTATCAGGTCCAGTCGTATCGATAATATATCGAGTACCCCAACGTTTCTGAATTCCACCTTCAACACGAACAAAGAAATTAATAATAGATTCACAGCCATTGTGGTACTTAGCCATATCAGACCTTCCCAATAGGAAAGGACTGATTTCACCACCTGTGAAACTATTCCGTATTAATTCAGTTTTAGGCATCAGTAACCTTCAATTGTGACCCCGATATATCCGTAACGCACTGAATTAAGGTCAGAATCCCAAAATGGGTCAGGCCAATTCTCAATACCGTTAAGTGAAGCTGCATCTTTCATTATGTCATCATATTCAGTTTTAGCCATTTGGTACGCTTGCATCAGGCCAGTAATGCCAAAGGCCATTTCCTTCATTAACTTAAATACGAAAGCTTGACGAAAAGTAGTATCCCAACGGTCAGGGTCAGTAATTCGACTGATATATTCCAAGCCAACAGTAACAGGAGAACCAATAGTACCTTGAGTTGGCACATTGTCTGAACCATTACTGTTAGATGGTTCCAGTCCCAATAATACTCCAACAGTAGATGGTGGTACTGCATCAGTATAAATTCGCCTACCGACAATTCTCCAATGGGCATCTTTAGGTGAGAATCGAAATACACGAATACAGTCAATCGGTAACTGATAGGCATGACTATAAGTTACTAAGCCAGGTCCATCACTTGCCGTTGGAATAATATCCATATTCAAAGGTACATCAGTCAACGATGCCAAAGCTGACCATGAACGAGCAAAATTCCACGGTTGCCGACGTAACAGGTCGTCACGACTTCGATTATATGATGCTTGTAGAATTAAACCAGTACCAGAATTTTGACCAAATGCAGTAATTGGTGTCTGCCCTAACTGGATTAAAGCAGTATTGACTATATCAATATCAGTCTCAGCAATCCTAGTGCCTTCAGAACCACTGATTTGACCTGGATAATGTGGTGGAGGAAATCCAGCACCCATAAATTATCCTTTAGGGAAGAAGAAAGTTTGCACGAGTTAGAGATGGAATAACTCTTCTTTCTCCTTCCCTAGTGTGGGGAATGCGGTGAATCCGCTACGGACTAATAACGTGCGTGACGACCACCACGTTTACGTCCGCGTTTATTGCGCTCCATAGGTCTGCCTCCTTTTTAGATTTTCTTGCCGGACCACATAACAGCAAGAATGATTAATTACCTTCTTCAACTACCATGATGAAACCTGTTAAGGTTGCACCAGCAGCAGGTGTACCGCCAGCCACAGTAGCTGTAATCCAGATTTTATCTGAACCAAACATCGGAATCAAGTTACCAGTAGTCTGGTCGCCAAGTGGGTCAGCACCAACCTGTTCGGTCATGTTGGTGTCAAGGTCATAACTACCAGCCGCCGCTACTGAAGTAGCAGCCTTATAATGCACTGCATCGGTATTAGCTGCATTGTTCTTATCTAACTTGCCGACTGAAAGAGTCAAACCAGCCGTCCAAGCATTAAAATATAGCCGACCGAAATAAATTCTCTCAGTAGGATTTAGCCAGGCTAATACTAACGTATCACCCGCAGCCATTACACCAGAAGCACCGCCAGGTAGTGGGTTTAAAGCTGCATTTTCTACCGTAAAGCGGTAGACTTTAAAGATGCCACGAACTTCAGTTGCACGTGGAAATACTGGACCGCCAGCTATACCAGCAGTCGCAGTACCACCAAGTACACCAGAATAAATCGTGTTGATTTGGTCACTAATCCAGCTTGGCATGATTACACCTCCGCCACTGGAGCCACGACGACTTTAGGCTCTTCAATTCGAGTAGCACCCATAACCATTTCCATATAGATTTGGGTAGAGAAAGACATATCGGGTCGTTTCGCTATCTCAGTCAATACATCTTCCTGGAGTGCATAACCAATACCTGCTCGTGCCCAAGCAACTACCATACGATTACCAGCAGTCGATACACCACCAATTGGTGCATAGGTAATACCTAGTGCTGATGCAGTATTAACTACAGGGATACGATTGGACATAATAAACTTAAATCCCATGTAGGTATCAACTGCACCTTCAGCCAATGCCTTAACCGTGTTGTAGTCTGCACTGGTTACTTGAACAAAGGTCAATAGATTCTTTAGGTTAGCTGGACTAACCAAGATGAATCGTTCCTCATCAGGGTCAACATCTTGAGCATCAAACAGATACTTAATCTGTCGTAACCTTTGTGGTGATAAGGTTGAAGCATCATTAGTGCCACCAGTTGGACCATTATTGATGGTCAAATCGTTGGCAATGGCTGTGTTAGCCACATACTGGCCAGTGGTTAACGGTCCACCAGTGGACGGCAAAGTTACACCAGTAGCACCGTCAGGTCCACTAAGGGCAGTACCAAACATCGCTGCGATAATAATATCGTCAGTTACCCGACCAAAAGCATTTTGGGCAGCAATAGCATACTCAGATTCAGGATTGATTAGAATCTTTAGCTTATCGTCATTATCGACTAAATCACCCCACTGATAGGTGTTCATTGACACCCTACGTCTAGAGTGAGGAGTCGAAATGAGTGGAGTAGGAGAATGACGGGACTGTTTAACTTGAACCGCAGTCGCACCGATTCTTTCGTAATAGTAATTTAGTCCAACGATATTAGGCGTAGTACGAACTGTCGAACGTAAGCGACTACCTTTCTGTTGAGAAAGGTGTATAACGTTATTCCTATATTGTTGAACGAATGCCTGAGTAATCGTGAAGGACACATTGACCTCCGGTAATGTCCTATCACGGCTTTGTCCCTTTCAGGAGCCATAGGTTAAAGCGATTAAGTCAAACGGTCCCCGCCTCAGGTTCTCCGTTTCTTCTTCTTTTTACCATGCTTGACTAATCGAGCAAACTTAGCGTCTTTATTTTCTTTCGCGTAGAATACGGATTTACCCTTTGAGGAGCCGTACTCCTGGATAAAAGCATTTAAAATACTTTGACCAGTCCCTGAAAGTGGCATAAATCACTCATGCTTAGGATGCGATTGCTTCGGCACTGAGATTACTCCCGATGCAGTTTGTGCAACTACTACTCCGGCACGTTTTACTTCGGCATGTCCACAATAAGGACACTGGTATAGATTTGAACCCCACAAAATAGATAAACGATTACAAATAGTACACTTCATCATGGCTCACCGTTCATCACTTGAACTGAAACTACTGGTCCACCAGGATTCATCACATTAGCCTGTAACAATGCTTGATAGCCACAATAGGGGCAATAATACATGCTACTACTCCCGAGTTGCAGCATGGGTCGATTGCATTGCGTGCAGTTCACTTTTCATTACTCCCACATTTGGCGTTGTATCAATATTAGCTGCTGGTGCCCAATTACGAGCACCACAGTAATTACAGCCATAAAACTGTGCAGGGTCATTCAACAGAGTCATTTGAGTGCCACAATAATAGCAGTACCAAGTTACCGCAGCCATAGTTACTCCTAAAAATTTGCAGTATATGAGCCTGGAACCGGCAAATTTGTTATTCGCCGATAAAATTGATGACCACAGTTCATACATTGATAGAGTGCATTAGCAGTTACGGTGTTATTTACTGCTGTATTGAGCAGGTTACAATTAAAACTCAAACACATGTCACAAATATAGGTGAGTGTTACCGTAGCCACGATTATTCCTCTGGATAAGCTAAAGCATAAAGTCGAGCCATCTCTTCAACCGCGTCTTTATGCCGTATGTCACCTTCCTTGAAATATGGACCAGTAGTATCAGCCATTATTTCACGAATTCTTTTAGCCGCTGTATCTCGGTCTCCAGCTTCTTTTCTTGACTGTTCATCAACGAAGTTGTCTTCTCCGAGACGGTTTGACAAGTCGTGAAAGAATCTAAGGACAGTAGGGTTATCGTCATTGCCGGTCGATTCGAGCCATTTGACGAATGGATGGTCACGTTGATAATTAACCAACATAGCCACAGTTTTATGTGCCCTATCTCGGTTGGTATCATAGCGAAATCCCCATTCGGATTTCAAATCATTCAGTTCACTAGCACGTAACTTCTGCTGGGATTCAAATATACCTTGAGACTGCTGTAAACCCCAGTTAATCATCTGGTTGAACTGCTTCTGGTTCAACCCCATATCGTGAGCAAACTTCTGGATGTTCCCTTTAAACTCATCATCCAGTTGGTATTCTTTAGGTAAGTCAGGTAACTTATATTCGGGTTTCTCCGGTCTGCCCCAATGCTTATAATAACTATTCCACGATTCCGTATCTGAATCGTCTTTTGGTACTCGACCAGTAGAAGAAACAAACTTCTCCATGTCAATGTAGGATTTAACCAAACCACCTACATCTTTAAATCTGGTCAAAGACTCATTAGCCTGAAGTTCAGGTGGTAATGATGCTCTCCAATCACCATTATTATCCGCCATTTCTACTCCTCTGGTTCAGTTCAAACTCTTCAATCTTGCTCAAAATATAGACGATAACTTCTCTCGCACCAACATTCAAAAGAATGTTAGTATTATCAAAACTTCTAGTCATAAATGTAGCACGATAAAATTTACTTTCTAAATCCTTTAGTACCATTTGGCCTTGTGGAGAAGTCTTAAAGGCCGAATAATAATTTGCCAATAAAATTTCATATTCATCCACACCATTCATTGGCTAATAATCTCATCAATCATCTTATGAATAGCATCTAAATCTTCCATAAATTTACTATGCTGTTCAAAAGGAATAGGAATTGATGGTACAGCTAGTAGAGCTTTGAGAAAGTCGTTATGGGCTTTTAACATTACCACTACTAGTTTAATATCATCTGACATTTGTTTCCGCGTTTCTTTAGGCTCTGCCACCTTGTGCTCCTCCTTGCAATTGTTCTAGTGGACTGCCTGATTGAGGCTTTTGACTAATTGAACGAACTGCTGGAGACAGGTTCTTAGCTCCCTGAGTAACTTGCATAGCCTCTTGGTTCTGTTTTTCCTGCTCCATCGCTTGCTGTTTTTGTTGACGAATTACATCCAACTGTTTAGCATCTCGGATAATATCTGAAGGAATACCAAGCACTGAAGCACGGTAACGAGCAAGCTCATCAAAATCAATCACATCGATTACATCAGGATGGAGTTTAGCGATTGGCTCTAAACCCTGAATAAATTGGTCAGTGGCAGTTAAATCAGAGCTTCGTTGTGCTCGTGCAAGTGGACCTTCATATTGGATACGAAGTCCGAGTGGTTTCGTTCTAAGCGCTTGAACCAACGCTCCAGGTAGCGGGTTAAATAACCCTGCTCGGTACATAATCTTGAAAGTACGGTCAATAAGCGGAGTTGCAAATTCAGTATCAATCCGTCCCAAAGTAGGACCAAGCACCCGCTGCATAGTTTCATATCTAACATTAACCTCAGTTGCAGTCATTTGCGGTCCAGTTTGTAGTTGCAACTGGTCGATATAATACATACCATGTATTGACTGCTTCAATTCCTCTTTCTTTAGATTGACTACTTCATATTTACCTGTAGTATCAATTGGGAACAATGATTCACGACCAGACTTTAACATGGTGATACCACCAGGAATCATTCGAGCTGGACCAATTACTTCACCACTAACCACTCCTAACGGTGGGTCAACATTCTTTGCCAAATTCCTCAATTCCATCTCTACAATTTTATTGAGTGTCCTAATATCCGGCAATGCAGTGTGACTTGGTCCCCGTCCGTAAGTTTCATCGGCATATTTTGTCCATCGTGGCACCATAAAAGGAAATTCATAATAACCCTTGGTAGAAAGGATGGTGCGGGTTTTATTGAGTATGTATGTGGATTCCCATCGATAATCTTGGTTATTTCCACTTTGTTTAGGTACAACAGCATGAATTACTTCCCACAGTTCATCTGGCTTTGGACACTCTACCACTTCTTGTGGAATCGTTGACGGCCATTTTGCCTTAATTGCATGGGTGGACATTGGAATCGTCCTAAATACCGTGTCAACTCGGTTGTCTGGTCCTTCAGCAACAACGAATTTTTGAATTGAGACTGAGCTAAATCTAAGTCCACCCCACCAGCCTTTTTCTTTAGCTTCTTCTTCATATAAACATCCAGTACCAAAGCAACACATATCTATGTAAAGTTCATGACCTTCTGCATTAAAATTAGATTTATTAATTTCAATTCGCATTCGATTATTTACTGCATCAAGCCAAGTTCGCACTGCATAATCTTTTTGTAAATCTTCATCAATTATTTCAAGAGCAAACTACTTAGTAAAACTAGGAGTGAGAGTCCCGTGAATAGCACTAGCCAGAAGCTCCATATCGTGTGGTGCAGTGGAATCAAATAAGCGCTGAGTACGCTTGTAACCAGGAATACGCTGTACAGCAATAGAGTTCTTTCGTGGTAAGATATAATCGGCAAGCTCCTGCCACTCCATCCACCAAATTTGCTGTACTCCAAGTAATTGGGTATATTGATACAGCAAATCTTGTATGCGTTCTTCTTCTACTGCCATTCCTTCAGCACTCTTTGACACTGGTTACGAACTAATCTTGTCCTTCTGCTCTCAGTTTATCTTTATCATCGTAAACTGATTTACCACCATCATAAGCTTGAATAACTTTACCTAATCTCATTGTTGCATCTTCAACATGTCTTAGTGCCAGTTGTATATTTGCATGAATTTCTTCAACTGCACCAGCATCAATATGATGATGCAACTGCTTAATTTGTGGCTCTAAACTTTTTAACAGTAATCTAAGTCTAGAACACTCTTGATCCAGTTTCATTTATCGTCCCCGCTAGTAATTTCACCTACTGCCTTTGGACCAGCGGAGCCGGTGGTTGTATTGACCATACAATCTCTAGCAGGCTTAGGCGTGCTCGACGCAGTTTCGCCTCCACTTGCATGCCCAACTCGTGCTGGTCCAGAGACAGTAGATTTCATACCTGATTCAGTACCAGGGTTGTAATAATGGTCACTGTAATGTTGTCCGTCTTGCTTACGTTCCATGATTTATTCTCCTGTACGTGTCTTAGTACCAGTCATCTTGCTGCTTATTGAAGTACCCGAAGACGGTTTATAGCCAAACATAGCTGCAACTAAGCCTTGTCTCCTACCAAGTTGACTCAGTTCTGAGTTCAACAGAGTATTCTGCACAGGAGCTGGTGGCGGTGGCAGTGGTGGAACGGGAATCCTTGGCTTACTAAATAATATGCCCATATTATAAAACTGCTGCCCAGTGTCCTTGAGTGTAAGTTACAGTAACTCCGCTACTACCCCCAGTAACAGGGTTGCTCGCTGGTGTGCCATCAGTAGCATAAGCCATACTGCCGTTTTTCTTAGCTATCCACTGATTATAATGTGCAGCTAGTCGTGCAGTTGACAAAGATGAATTATATACGGCAAATTCATCGAGTGAGCCTAAGAAGCCACCATTAAGTCCAGAATTACAAAACAAGGTCAGTGCTGTAGTAGACGGTGTTAAAGTGAATGTATTTCGAGTAACAACCTGCTCCACTCCATCAATATAGATGTGAGAGTCAGCACCGTTCTTGGTCATCTGAAATAGATGCCAATTGGTATCAGTGTAAGTGCTTGTGGTCTGTAGGAACGTACCTACACCAGCAGCCGTGCATTGAATTATATTAGCCGCAGCAAACTGTATCTGAATAGCACCTGTACCAGTGCCCTGTATGACTATTTGTGCAGTACTCAGAGTAACCCGCTTAAAGGCAAACTCAACCGTGATGATGTCACCAGCCGGTAACGATGCATTAGCTGCTACCACAGCTCTTGACGTAGCAGCAGTTTGAGTCATGGCACCGTTGCTATCATCAATAATGCTACCAGCTATATTATAGGTACCAGTAAACGTAGCTGTCGCTGTATTACCGTTACCTGAACTATCGGCAAAGTTACCCGATGCCTCACCTAGCCGCCAATAGCCTGCTGGTGTATCAGATAATATCGTTTGTGAATAACTTGGTAACTGTGCTACGGTGTACTGCAACAGACCAGTGTTAGGTTGAATCGGAGACACTGGTACATATGGATAATTAGCCGGAATATCTATCCAATATTGACCATTCCAATGAACCGTGCATAGCAGTACTCCACCACCAACTTCAATCACTCCAGGTGTGGCAGTCTTACTATCGGTGATATCATAAGAGTCACGTACCTTAGGTGAACCAGGTAATTGTGCAAATGTCATTGTGGTCGTGCTCCATCAATTACTGGAGGAATATTAGCCCCACTAGTCGGTGTATAATCATAGGTGAATGCACCATTGCCAGTGACAATTTTATTCGTAATGTGATTATTAATCACCTGAGTTCCATTGCCACAGGCATTGGCATAGCAAAAGCCTTTAACAGTAACCATGCCATCTCCGGTAATATTGACCGCTTGAGCTAATCGTGGTCCACCATTTAATTCAATTCCATAAGCTTCAAAGTCTGTAGCATAATTTAAACTGATACCAATTCCCGTGCCAGGAGTTTGATTACTAGTCTCAAAATAGGTACCCAAATCAAGCACAGATTTACAAGGACCGGCAGCGGTCCCGTTGACTTTAAGCCATACAGGTGTAGTCCCAGCAAAATCAACAATGGCACCACCAATGATTTGAAGAGATTGACTTCCACCTGATGAATTTTGATTGCATTCAATATCATAGCCAATCCCGTTCAGTCCGGTTAGGTGGTTGCCCAATATCCAAACATTATGAAATAATAAAGCATTCCACTGTTGATTGGTATCATCAACTAGGATAGCGGTCTGGTTAGCTCCCCCTAGTGCAACACTAAGATTCTGAAAACTACCCTGTCCTTCGACTCCAGCTACCCATAGTACCGCTTTATTAACGGTCGCTCCACCAGCTCCAATATAGATACCTTGCACATCCATATTGGGTGTGCTAGTGTTGGTAATGCCCAAAGCTGAATTAGTAAAGCCTGACCATGACTCAACCACAGCATCTAAGGTGCCCAACCTACCTGTAACTGAGCCACCATTTTGACTATTAGAGCCAATCACCGAACCTTTGTTAGCTACTACAATGCCTGCGGCTCCTTTACCAGTGCCAACGAACGAAACCTTGGCTCCAGGGTAGAGCATTAACTCTTGAGTTGCATTTGGTCCACCAACTCCGACAAACAGAGGAGTAGGAGAGGGATAGTTACCTGGGGTGGCAACAACAATACACGGCGTAGATGAAACCACGCCAAGTCTGATGTTAATCCAGCTACCTGTGCCATCGGCAGTGATTCCCAAGTAATTCGGGTTCCAGGCTGGATGAATGCCTGATGATGCAGTTCCAGCTGTTCTTCCAACTTCAATATTTCCATTGGTATCGGTTATCTGTGTGGTACCAACACTAATCGACATCCCTGATGACCAGTTTTGGGCTGGACACTGCTTAAACGCTGCATGAAGCGGGTCAGTGGGGTTCGACTGGATAAACGGCTGAGCATAAATGAACTGTGGCAGGTTAGCCGAACCACCTCCGCTACCAGGTGGACCTGGTGGACCTGGTGGACCTGTACTCCCTTGAGGTCCAGGTGGTCCGGTGTTACCTTGTGGACCCTGTGGACCTACCGTTCCCTGTGGTCCCGTCATACCTGGTGGACCTTGAACTCCCTGTGGTCCCATCGGTCCCTGTTGAGCTAGCACAGCTGTAGCTAGTATAAGTAATATGACAACCAGTAATAGGTATATCCGGCTAGATTTCATCTGGCACCTCATCCTCCCTCACTACCCAGAGAGGTCTAGTAGTATATAGTTGACTGCCCGATTGGAATCTATCCAGCCGACCTTCAGTTAGTCCACGACCAATTTGGTCGATATATTGCGGAGTGACTCCTGGATACATGAAATCATTGGCTGGTGAATGACTGGTATCCAGTGGATTGAAATCTCGCTGATATTCAGTAACCTGGAAGCGTTCATCAATTTCCGATTCCACCCCAAAAGCTAGGTATCTGAACGCATCCGCACCATGTGACCACTTATCGTGGACTGGATTGCGCTTGAAATCCAGTAATTTATTATTGAAATCCTTATGATAGTTGATTAGGGCACGGATACCAAGGTCACATTTCACCTTGTCAAAATAGCACCGTGGCAGTATGGTCCTAGTATAATCAATGCCTTCAGCTACCGATAAACGTGGCGTAGTCTTAAAGTGTATCCCTAAATCTCGTGCTATCTCTCTTCTCGACCGTCCACTAGTAAACTCTCGGGTTTCAATATCATGTGGTGCATAATGATTACTGTAGACATAGGGCTTGTCTTTGCAGATTTTAATATAGTGCTGCAAACCCTGACTGTTATTGATATAGTAATCAATCAGGAAGACTTCCCGCCCAACCTTTTGAGCAAACCATATGGCACACTGGTCGGCTATGCCTAAATCCCAGCCCGTGAATACTGCATACTTAGGGTCCCAGCTGACTTCGCGTATCCTGTTGGCTTGGTACAGTTCAGCTATTATTCGGCCATAATATGAACCTTCCCTGAAGCCGACAAAGCTACAGTAGTATTCCTGCTGCACCAAGTCCTCATCCATGCCGGATTTGCGCTCTTCATCCAGCATAGACTCCGATACGACGGGTTCAGGTGGAGTATTTGGTGCGAGTGCCTCTAGTTCCTCTTCACTGTCTCTTTTGGTATCTTCGACCGTCTTGGTGCTTACGAACCACCCTTTAGCTCCGTGGGCTTTCTCCCATAGAGAGAATGCATGATTACGACCTCTAGGAGTAAAGATGAAAGCTGCCCAACCTTTATTTTCGGTGAGTATCGGTCGGATGAATTCCCAGGCTGAAGGAAATTGTAGGCTAAACTCTGAGTATACCACTCCGACTGGATTGGCTCCAACAATCCTGTCAACATGGTCTGAGCCTATCAAGCGGAAGATTGAGCCATTAACCAGCCCAATTTCCAACCTCTGGTCATTCTTGTACTCCACCAACTGTTCAGGGAAGTGTTCGATAAATGGAAACCCTTCGTTGATACCTGAACCCATGCCCTCCCAGATGATTAATCGAGCCTGCTCGTAGGTTGGTAGTACATACCAATACATCCCGACCCTTTCCAGCATCCGGCAGATAGTGAAATTCAACCAGGTTTTATCTTTGCCACTTCTCCTATGCCAAACACTGATGAATCTCCTATAGCCACGATTCCAGGCTTCAAATACTTCCCTTTGATAGCTTCGGGGAGTATATTCAAATGGAAGCTGTATAGTTATATCCATTAGTTATAAATACTTTGAAAACCAGGTATAACGATATTATATAACTCTTTCACCTTAATCGGTCTGCCAGTATAGCTAGCTTATTCTTATGTTCCAGGTATAGTGCTATTACTGCTAGAAGAAATCCACCTACACTAAACAACAGTGCCACATCACAGATGTCCAGGTTCCAGGCTAATAAATGAAGGATGGACATAGGAATCTAACCAACTTAAAGTTCTCTTCCAGGTTTATTAGTCTGCATTAATAACGCTTTTAGCGTATTAATAATCAATTTAAAGATCTCTACCTTTAATTTGAGTTTGCTTTAATAACGTCGTAGACTCCAGTAATTTATCAGAGCTTACGACCTTCGGTCGTAGCCTGACGCATGACCATCTCGTTATAGCTTTCCATTGCATCTCGACCCGCTTCATCCACGTCTTCAGCTTCTATCTCTTCGATTTCGGCTGAGTCCAGGGTACGTGAGCGTGCATAGTCGGCTAGTTCAATTTTAAGTGTGATATTTTTATCCTGCTTAGCTTGGACTTCCAGGCTACGTACTTGCGGGTAGCCATATTTAGCTATCTCGCTGTGGGCTTTCAGTTTGATAGCTTCACTGTCAGATAGAAATGCTATCTTGGCTATCTCGAACAATGGATTATAGTTGGTGAGATTGGGGTCCCAGGTATGTAGTTGGTCTTGCAGGGTGGACATCAGGTTGGTTAGTTGTTCGACACCAAATTTGGTAATGTTGTAAGCATTATCGGTGCCGGTTTCCACCTGGGATTGTTCTTCCAGTAATAATTTAGCTAGTTTAGAGCGTGGCATGATTATAATCCTAGATTCTTCAGGCTACTCGCCTTCAGAATGGTTCGATTTATTCTATCGAATAATCTTCCACTTGACAGACGACATACATAGCTTCGCCCTCAGTAGCATATTGACAGGGCGATACAAATGTGTCAATATAGGTAGGAAATACAATTCTATAGGATGCAAGAATCATGCCGCATGGAATGTCTGATTATGATTATGGTAGAATGCGATATGCTGTTAGACTGGCAGTTAAAGAAGGCAGGTTAATAAAGCCTGTCAAGTGTCAAGTATGTAACCAGGTTAGGGTTTTATCTGGTCATCATACTTCATATAGACCAGAGAATTGGCTTAATGTGATTTGGGTTTGCCATAGCTGTCATCGGACTGTTCACTGGCAAGAGGAAACTGAGAAGTTTGAATTAGATGAGTTCTCTCGGATATCCAGGTTAGCTGCTGAAATTGATAAGTTTAAAGCTAAACAGAGTACGACTAAGAAAAAAGAGATGAAACAGTCTAAGGTTCAAGCTGAGACGCAGGTGCTGGTTAGAAGGTTACTGAATAAAGAATTACTTTGATTCTGCTGGATGGGTGACTTTGGATTTTGGATGAGTGATGGGGGACGGATGGAAGTTATGTCTGAATTTTTGGCATGGAACTTGCATGTTTTTGGTGTACGGGCACGAATCCTGCAATAAGCATGCTACATGCCAACCCAAAACGTTAACCCATATGGGTTAGCCGGCCGGCAAATGTCATGCCAAACTAAAATGCCGCATGGATACTACGTAATTACTGGCACGTGTCATGCTAGCTAGCAGTATCTATGCCATACTAGTTTTCATTTTGCAATTGGCACGATGCTTGATTTACAATTTGGCCTAGCTTGCATACAGCTAGCCGGCTAATTGCAAGCACCATGCCAAGAGAAAATAAGCAGTTGGCACGATTCTTGCATAGGATGATGTCTGGCACGATTCTTGCTAATATAGCAATAAGTGTACCATCAAAGTGTACACCAAGGGCGCCTCGAAAAAGTGTAGTACTATGCAAGCGTGCCAAGTGTTCCTTATGTCGCTGCATGTCGCTGCATGTCGCGCGGTGTAACCACCTGTTACCACTGCAAGGTTCATGCCCACCTTTAAGACGCATCTGGGCGTTATCACACATCGTGCCAACGAAAATCGCCCTTGTAAGTGTGGGAAGGTGCATAAATCGTGCCACCAAGATAAATCAATGAGTATAAGGCTTATTTTCGGCATGGATAATGCAGTATCACAGGTAACGGGGGGAACATTGATAGCGTTTTTTTATAGGTCACTTTTCCTACAGCCTGTTTACTACAGGCTTTGCGCCCTCGGCAGTATGTCATATGTCAAGTAGAAAACTTCTTTTTAGACTTCTTTATAGGCTTATCTAACGCCTCTGGGAGGTTTAATAAGTCTAATTTACTCATTCGATAGTACCTGTCTAACCTAATTCGCCTCTTAGTACGCCTCTTACCACCACGCATATCAATGTGAAAATCTTCAGGCAGACCCTTTCTAAGTTTCATACTTGTTCCTACAGGCTAAGGTAATGTCGCCAAAGAATTTGAGGATTAGCATATACCCGATCATTACTAGATTCAGCGATTTCCCTGTCCTTGGAGCCGTTGAAGAACCAAACTTTGCGATATCTTTCCTTGACCCAGGGATAATTAGAATCGAGCAGAAGTTCGACATCTACTAGCCTGAATACGGCCAATAGGCCGTCTGCTGGGAGGATGCAAGGAACAGTAGCTCGTTCCTCAATCCACCAACCTTTCTTGATTTCTAGACTGGTTCTGAAATCATTGTTAAGCTTCATAACCTGATTCACTCCTACCTTACAAACACAAAAAGTTAAACTCGACTAGCTAACCTGTGCCGGCTAACTAGTCGAGTTATTATTGACTATCGACTAACTATTCGACTAGCTAGTCTAACTCTCCGCCATCAGTCATCCGCCATCATATCATCCTCACCACCTACTGAATCTCCACGGAGACGCTTAGCTTCACGCAACAGCAAAGTTCCCATCCACCGCACCGTAGTGATTTTATTCTCTACTTTACCAGCACTATTCACTACTGGAGCAGGCTTGCCATCTACCGTACTATCAGTCCACAACTCATCGTCAACACTCCAGCCTTCACTTTGACTCATTGACACCATTAACCGTTCGACCGTCGCAACTATACCTGAATAGTCCTGCTCATCTTTCTTCTTACGGTCAACCTCAGCAACTAAAGCGTCAATCATCCTACCCATACCTTTATAAAACACTGAATTATAGCAGACATACCGGCCAGCTACTTCACTGTACTTACTGCCAGCTATCAACTCTCTGATTCTAGGTAGGTTATAGATTACGGTACTAACCAACTGACCGACTTCTTCCAGTTCTAGCTTACGTTCACTGAAAGCATTGACTAGGCTAGTCATACCTTTCTCTGGTTGAATCATACTAGCTAGGTTAGTCAAAGTAACTGGTTTACTCTCGGTCTTCTTAGGAGTGATACCCTCTAAGTTAACCAGAGTCTCTAGGCCAGTATGACCGTCACCAAATTGTGAGGTGGTCAGTCCAGCACAGTACTTGGCTAACACTGTAGCTTTATCAACATGGTCATACAGTGTCGCTATCGCTTTGCTTACTTTCCTAGGCGTCTTGTTGATATCCGAAAACAGTTGCTGTCTAGTCTCTAAATCGTCTGGCGATATCGCTACGATAACTACCGGCATACTCTCAGCTCGCAGGCTAGCCTCTTTGTTATCGTGTTCAACAATCTGTCGTTCTACTAACCGGATATCACGGTTACGGTCTTCTTCAGTCTCACCATCAGCTTTAAAAATTGGCGTAGACTGTAGTCGATTCATTTCAGCGTTAAGAGCGATACGCTGAACATTAAGCATTTCCTCCAGTGCTCGTTTAATTCCTGCCAGTCTATGCTGTCCATCAATCGCCAGTATTGAGCTAGCACTAAGCTCAACCTGGTGGCTACCATTAGCACTTGCCTTAGCTTTCTCTACTAGGCTGTCGTGCAGTTCGACTCTACTCGGCACACAGATTAATGGTGGGAAGTAGTGTAGTGGACTATCTACCAGGTATCGAGCGATATCTCGCACCCTATCACTGTCTAGCTGCCGTTGGAAACGCTCAAGGAATGATTTCTCTTTAAGCTGCTTTTCGGACAGTGGCTTACCGTCTTCAGTGGAATATAAGCTTCTCTCAAAGCCGGCATAGCCAATCAGGTCAACCAAATTCATATTGACCACAAAGCTATCAGTCTGTCCCATGTGAGAGTGAACCATAGTAAACTGCCTAGGTTCAACCAGCTTACTACCAGTCGAACCATTACCAGCACTCTTAGTACCGTCCGCTTTACTAACCGGCTTACTCTCGTCAGCCTTGGCTTGTTCAGCCTGCTTCATAGCCTCTATCACTTGAGCGGATGACTGAGCATTCTTTAGACGGTCCATCATCGCACTAGCCCGCGTTTCGGTAGTTTCCGGCATATTAGTCTCCTGTTTTCCTGTTGTCTCTGCTATACCATTACCTATCACTGGCAATGTTGCACTCTGCTGTTTATCAGCTAGCAGCTTAGCCTCTTTAGCCTCCAAGGCTGCTTTAGCATCGATTTTAGCCTGTATGATTTCCTTCACTGAAGGATAAATCCTAGTATCTGGCATGATGGCTTATAATTCCTAATTCCTAATTCCTGTATTGGGAGTATGGTTAGCACCTTGTAACAGGATGCTAACCTAAATCTCCTATTCGCAAGGGTGACGGTCGTCTGAAGGATGACGTTCACGACACACACTACACACTGGATAGCCGGTCAGGCCGTAATCGTCAATTGCTTCTCGGGTAGCCTCTAACCGTGTTCTCCGGTCATAGTTCATGTGCAAACGGCAGCTTATACAGAGAAAGACATAGCCATCACTGCTATCAACTACCGCATCACAGCCGCAATCGAATTCGTACACTACTGAATTCTTCTGTTGGCTACGCTCTTTAACTGTTAGATGTATCTCACTACTCATTGTCATAATCTCCTAATTCCTATTAGGCCGTGAATAATCGAAACACAGGTACTGGATTAACCTGATTATGTCGCATGGCTGAATGGTCCGTTTAGTGTCATTTTCAAATATGCCAATAGATGGACCGTGTAGATGTTGGCCATGACATTCAGGAAAATCGTCCTCAAACACTACAATAAAGGTGTTGTCAAGTTTATACCAGTTACCGCTAACCTGACTCCAACGTTCAGGACGTTCACTGGTAGCGGACGCACCAAATGTTTTAGTAATAAGTACTCCTAAAACTTCTCTAGTAGTCATGAATTATCACAGTAATCCCTATTGGCACGATTCTTGCATAGACTACACAAGTTCGCGCGCTGTTACAGAGTTAATCTATAAGGTTCTACCAATCCTATTTGTATCCTCCAGTGGATTCATCCGTGTTCGCATGTTCAACGTTAGGCCATGCAGAGCCTAGTTAGCTGTTACCGATAGCGTATCCTACCGGCTGATTGTCCATTACTATGTATACGGCTTTGTTGCGGTAATGCGCTAGTGCTTCTACTATGCGGCTTTCCATAAGGTATGGTCAGTAAGTATCCACACCGTACTCTTGACGCATTTCAGGCACGTCCAACAAAGCTAGGATAAGGTTAATCGATAGGCGCGGTATCTCCTGTTTCGTTGTTTGCAATCAGACACTATGTATTGCATACCGCGTACCATAGCCTATTGGGCGTTAGGTTGAGCTATTGGACGCTATAACTCCAGCCTGGTCGCGCATTATGCGAAATGTGTCTTATAAGTTGCGAATACATCTGATAGACTAGCCTAGCATCTATAAAATGCGAATGCGTCTATTAGCTCACCATAGCACTATATAGCGAATTATTCGCAATCAAAGAACGTGCCAGTTCTCATTATGAGAATGGACGGCAATGCATATTCCGTACCATTGCAATTTGCAATCCTACCAAACGCTTGCTTGCTAACCGCTACCGTCATTCGGTCAGTGGCTAAACGTCTATTAGCGTCTTATAGATCATTTCACCGTTTGCTCACCGTCTGTTCGCTTTTCATTCGCTTTTGGTCGGTTTTGATTTGAAAAAGGTGCCAGTGTTCGCTTTAGTTTCGCTTTTGGTCAGAGTTGGTTTGAAAAAACGTTTCGACTATGTAAAATTTACATGGTTGATTGTAAAGATTACCTATTGACAACATTTTTACAATTATGTTAAAATGCTCACGGCATTGTTTACTTGACATATGACAGGGCGCAGCTTTCGCAAAATGCGAAAACAAAAACAGATTTCAAATGTATGATTTAGGAGATTCATTTTAGTCTAAAACTGGGAGATATTGAAATATGAAAACAATCATCGAAAAGAAATCTGACCAGCTAGTGTGTGACTTCTGTGTCAATTACAAACGTAAGCCTGTTTGGTGGTATGCGGCTAAAGACGATGTGATGGAGTATACCCCACCAGCTAAACCTGGTACGAGTAATGTGGTATTACAATCACATCCTAACTCGCCATCAACTATACTGGTTAAGACTACTGGTTCATTGAAATTAGAATCAACTGGTGGCAAATGGGCAGCTTGTGATAGATGTAAAATCTGTATTGATGCTAAGAAGCTGCATTTACTAGCCTATATTTCAACTAAACAGTTTATTATAAATCATAATGTACAAATATTTAATGAAAGAGATATAGAAATGATTAAACAACGGATATTTAATGTTCAACAGGCATTTTGGAGGAATTACGACGGTCAACCGGCTCAGAGGATTGAGGAGAAAGACTTTAGTGGAGGAAGTTCTGATTGACTTGCGGTCTCGTGTAGAGTTTATCAGAGAGCAGGTACTAGAAATTATGAATTGTAGGAGGTTCACTAACGAATGCAGTGAGTGTGCGGGTCATTTAGCTATTGTTTATATTCAGTTATGCCAGGTATATAAGGAGATTACATGAAAAGAATGTCATTTGAACAGTGGAAAGAAATTGTTAATTATCAGATTAGGATTCTAACCAAACAATTATTTGATTCAACTACTTTACCAGATATTGATTATTTTTCTCTTTATAGCCAACAGACTACGCCGAAACAGGCAGCTAAGCTGGCTATTCGTAACGCATTGGAGTCATAGTCATGCTTGAACAGGATGCTTTGAGATATTATTTCAAGCAAACCAAAGTGATTGAACGCAAGCCAGTTAAAGTGGCTGCTGGACACTTCGTCTTGATATTCAGGCATAATGGAGACATCCTGTTTCATGCTCAATCTGTGATTACGCTATGCCATATAGCTCAACCGGATGTGTTTGATAAGTTAACTTCATCCTCTATGCGGATGGCTTTTCCACGACATCAAAGGCTTATGTCGGATGGTTGTAACATGTCATTTAGGGCTTTGAAAGAAGATGAATTTTGGGAGATAGTAAAATGAATTGGAAGAAGGGCTTAGTGATAGCTTCAGTAGGTTGGTATTTGATGATGCCTTTTGATAAATCAAATGGATATTATCTTAATCTTCGTATGCCTATCAGCCAATGGCAGCAATGGGGAATATTTGACCATGCTGTAGAATGTGATATGGAGGCTACAGAAATGAGAAAAACCGAAGTTAAAATATATGAAGATAAACCTACTAATAATAATAGAAGAATAATGGATGTTGTAGAAGAAGGTTTATGTATAGCTTCTGATGACCCACGGTTAGCCAAGTGAAACCTGAAACAATATTTAGTCATAATTTAGTTAACGAGTTTCGATTACAGTTAGATGAGGATTCTCAACTATGTCGAATGGAATCTAATTATACCCAACAGGGTATTCCTGATATATATATCTGTTACCAGGGTGTATCGTGTTGGGTCGAGACCAAAGTAGATGATTATCCATTGAGTTCACTGCAAATATCATGGCATCGGCAGCACCGTCGTGCTGGTGGCATGGTGTTTACGGTGACTCAGGAAATAATTAAAGGAGGGAATAAGTATAGCTTAGAATATGATGGTATGGTATGGTTTTTTGATAGTCTAGTTGGTGTGGTAGGAACCGTTATCTACATGATAGAGGAGACGAAACATGCCTAGGTTTAGAAATCTATTTGATTATTCAACTAGCGAAGAAACCCACCGTCCTAACGAGACGTTGATTGATATTCCAGTTACTGATTCGGTTAAGGTAATTACCTTGCACTTTGAGTATAGTGGAACGGTACAAATTCGTAAGCTCGAGACGAATAATGGTAACGCTTCTGATTGGGAAGTAATTACCAGTTTCGATAACGTCAAGAAAATGAAGAATAGTTTGCCTTATGCCAGGTGAACATTCCGATACTTTAGACTTAGGAATTATTGATAGAAAAAGTAGAACAATGCCACCTTATATTAAAGAATTAGAGCAGTTAGCACAGCAGCATCGTGAAGCCTTGGCTAAAATTAAACAGTTAGAGACTGAATTAGCCGAGATTAAGTCTAAACGTTATGAACTAGAACGTATTACGATACCTGATGCCATGTTGGAATTAGGCTTCAGTTCAGTAGAGTTGTCGAGTGGAGGTTCAATAAAAGTATCGAATAAATATGAGGCTCGCTTGGCTAAAATGCCGGATGGCAAAACTATTGACGCCAAACGGACAGAGTTATTCTATGAATGGCTGCAAACACATGGATTTGCTGGGCTGGTCCAGTCCATGTTTGCCGTCTGGACTCGTGACCCAGCGGTAGTAATGTTCCTCAAACAGGCTTGTGAGGTAAATGGAATTGGTTACGAATATACCCACAAGGACATTCACTGGAAGACTCTAGAGTCGTGGTTCAAAGAGCAGTCTGAGGCTAATACACCGTTACCTTTGGAACTGTTCCAGAACTGGATTGGCCGTGTAGCCGCAGTTAAGTAGGAGATTGAAATGACTAGAGATGACTTAATTTTAGGTGTTGAAACTTATCGAGATATGTGGATAAAGCAACTCATAGAAAATAATGAGTTAGGATTTGATGACCCATATGTCGATAATATTAATAGTACACTGAATAACCTTGTTAAATTTATTGAGGAGCATTATGATGACTAGAGATGAAGCATTGACAGATTGGTATGATTGTCAGCGTCAGATTGAACAGTTGATGGAGAAGGCAATTAATTTAAAGAAGATTATATTCAGTGAAGTAGGAGTACCTCAGCGAGCCATACCTAAATCGGACCGTATGCAGGGTAATGTTAGGTCTAATTCTGCCGGTAAAGGTAAGACTCAACAAATTGTGGTTAGAGTAATGTCTGAACACGGTGGTAAGATGCGAGTTAAAGAGATAGCCACACTAGCTGAGATTACTACCAATTGTGTTTATTCAGCCGTGAGTAAGTTAGTTGAATTAGGAGTAGTCCATAAAGAAAAAGATAAAGAAAATATAGGTCAAACAATATATTCATTAGCTGTTTATCGTGATAGAAGTGAATTAAATCACCTTTAACCCCTAACTGATTCTAGGCAATCTGCGGGCTGCTTAGTATCAGTTTGCTTGGCAGCCTTCAGACTAGGAGAGGAACATGGTAGACGAGAAGAAAGAAATAGAGTTTGAAGTTAATGTCGGACAGGGTATGGAAGAACTTGGTTCACAAGACTTCCAGATGCCTTTACTTAGTATCTTACAAGCTAACAGTCCCGAACTGCAAGAGGGTAATGAGAAGTACAATTCTGAAGCCCGACCAGGTAGAATCTTTTCGGCTAAATCAGGTATTTGTTACCGCGAAGTTCACTTGATTCCAATTCGTATGAAGGTTAGAAATGTTGAATGGAAGCCACGTGAAGCTGGCGGTGGTAAGATAGCTGATTACGGTGTAACTAATACACCTAAAGACATTCATCAAGATGCTGCTACTGGTAGATTGTTTCGGTCTAATGGTAATCAGATTGTTCAGACTTATTATTACCTGTGCATGTTACAAGAAGAAGCCTGGGATAAGGTTATTCTTTCACTTAAGTCTACGCAAAATAAACAGGCTAGACGTTGGAATACTATTATGCAGGCTCAAAAGCTGGTGATGTATTCCTATATCTATAAACTTTCAGTAATCAGTCAGAATAATCCTAAAGGTACTTGGTATGGTTGGAAGGTTGATTGGGATTCTCAACTAACCGACCTTCAGCTATATAACCAGGCTAAAGAAGCTCATCAGGCAATGATAGACTTCTTACCTAAACAAATGATTGATTTCCTTGATAACGGAGGAAATGGTGATAGTGCTGGAAGTGAAGAAGTATTATAAGGTGGAGAGGGAACGTGGCGGACATAAATCAAGCGACAATCATGCATCGGTTCTTTCAGGGTTCACAGTATGCTTACGGAGAGTTTACTGAAGAAGGACGAGAAGGTAAAAAGATAATTGGTCGATGTGCTACTTATCGTAACCAGGTTACTGATGAATTGTGGCTACGTCATCTCAACGGTACTTCACCGTCTATTGGTATCATTCCAATCAGTGAAGGCAATGATTGTTTTTGGGGTGTTATTGATGTTGATGATTATGAGTTAGACCAAGGTGAGGTATTAGAACGGCTTAAATCTACTCCATTAGTAGCCTGTCGCAGTAAATCAGGTGGTTTATGGTTATTTATATTTTGTAAAGACCGGATACCAGCCAAGGTAATGCGAAGATATTTAGTTAATATGAGTAGCTTTTTAGGTTTCGGTAATTGTGAGGTATTTCCTAAGCAGGAAAAGATAAACCCTAATCAAGGTGATGTAGGTAATTGGCTTAATATGCCATACTTTGGCGAAAGGCGATGTGGAATTGTTTTTAATAATAAAGTGGAGGGTAAGGTGAACGAATTAAATTTATTTGACTTTATTAACTATGTTGAGGGTAAACGTGTAGAAGCTAAGTTCTTTAATGAACCAGGCTCATTTGATTATGCAGCTAGTCCAATTGAACACGGACCACCATGCCTTCAGGTGATGAGTATCAATGGCTTCCCTGAACATACCAGGAATATTTCTCTATTCAATGTTGGTATTTATTGTAAGAAAGCTGACCCTGAAGAATGGCAAGATGTACTGCGTAAATATAATAAACACTTATTTAGTAAACCACTATCGGATAAAGAAGTTGATGAAGTAATTAAGTCACTAAATAAGAAGGAGTACAATTATCAGTGTAATCAGGAACCCTTGGTATCATTCTGCAATGCTCCATTGTGTCGAACTAGGAAATTTGGCATATCTAATGCTAGTAGCTTACCAATCGTTAATTCAATTACCAAGATAGTTGGTGATGATGCTTTATGGGTACTAGATGTAGAAGGTGGTCGATTAGAGTTAACTACTGAAGAATTATACGACCCACGTAGATTCGGTGTTAAATGTCTTAATAATCTTAATATTGTCTTACCTAAAATTAATATTGAACAATGGCAAGCATGGCTTCAAGCTCAGGTGAGTAAAGCGATTGAAGTTCGTGAAGAAAGTATGTTTACTTTGGATGAACTTAAAATGACCTTTACTTCATTCGTTACGACTCGTCTTACATCTAACCGTGATGATATTATGTTAAACCGTGTTTGGTATCATGAGGAAAGTCATTCGGTAAGATTTAAATTGGAAGCGTTCCTGAGTTATGTTCGATTTCGTAAGATAGAAGCAGCTAAGAATAAAATTGTATGGTTCCTGAAGAATCGTGGAGGAGCCACCAGTGTAAGTAAAACACTGGATAACAAGCGTTCTTATCGTTTTACCGCGGTTCATGTTGACGGTGAACTGGAAGAATTAATCAAAGAGAAACAGGCTAAGGAAGAGGTAGTGTAGTGGATGAATGGGATAAATTAATTAAAGAGGTACGTGAGAGAATTGACACTTTACAGGCACAATTAGTTGTACTTGAAAATGTCACTGATGAATTAAATGCATTATACAGTAGGATAAAGGAGTCAAGAAATGCGGCCGACATTGTTAATCGGAGCACCAGGCACCGGCAAGACTTACCGATTGGTACAAAAAATCCTCGAACTAAAACCAAGTAATTTTGCCTTAGTCTCATTTACTCGTCGGGCAGCTAACGAGGCTAAACAACGACTCAAAGAATACTATCCCGAGAAAGATTTAAAGTGGGTTAGGACGATTCATTCAATGTGCTTTGAGTTGTTAGGACTAAAGGCTAACCAGGTATTGAAGCACAGTGATTTACTTAGATATGGCAGTAAGTATGGTTATGAATTCACTTTTCGTAATTCATCTTTTGAAGATGGTCTGAGCTTTGGTTTGACTGAAGATGATATTGAATATCGTAACCTAATGATTGCTAAATCTAAACTGAAAGAACCCGATATGTTTGAATCAGGTATGTTACGAAGCTATCTTCAGTTCAAGATTGAAGAAGGATTATTTGATTTCAATGACATGATTTATAATGTCATTCAGTCTACCATAATCCCACCTAAGTTTGACCTGTTATGCGTGGATGAGATTCAAGATTTGACTCCATTACAATTACAGTTTATATTTATGTTATTTCATCGTTCTACTAATACCATCTTTGCTGGTGATGGAGACCAGATGATATTTGAATGGGCAGGAGTAGACCGTAAAGAATATTTAGACTTGGAACAAGAATGTGATAAAGAAACACTACAGGTACAGTATAGAATACCACAAGATATATTTCAGTTGGCTCAATGGCAGGTTCATCCTTCAATGACGTTGAGAGAATTACAGAGTAATATTGAGTATATTAACCAGTTGCCTGAATTTAATCCTGCTGAGTCTTATTTGGTATTAGGTCGGAATAATTACCTGATTAAAGAATTGATGCGAGAATATGATGAAGTAGGTTTCAGTTGGACGTGGTTAAATCAAGACCAAAAGTGGAATGAACGAAACAAATTTAATATTTTAGCTTCAACGATTCACGGTGCAAAAGGGGCAGAAGCTGATAACGTGATTATACTTAGTGATGTATCTCCAGCGACTTATGAACAAATCGACACTGATGCAGAAAGGAGAGTTTGGTATGTCGGACTTACTCGACCGAAGTCAAAACTCTACATTCTCGAGCCTCGAACAGAATTCTTCTATGAATTATCTTGATGTAATATCTTTCTACGTGGTTGAGTATGAAGTTAAAGATAGTCGTTCAGTAAAGGTTCACGGTGAAATTTTGATTAATACTCAGATTCTTATCTATCTATTACGAACACGGTTTAATCTGACATTTAGGGAAATAGGAGAAGTAACACTTATTAGTCGTCAATGTGCTAATATTTATTACTATATTATTTTAAGTAGTCGATATTATAGGGATGTAGCTGATACCCGTTGGAAGGAGCTATTTGATGCTAGGGCAATTCACCAGAACTGACCAGGCTAAACGTATCGTAATTGATATCGAAACCTACGACCCGCTATTGTTAGATAAAGGTGTAAGTTATATTTATGACCTGGGATATATACTTGGTATTGGGATTAAGCTTGATAATGAGCCAGCGCAGTATTATCCGCTTCGCCATCGCCGAGAAGTTAACTACGACAATGATGCAGTCCGTACTTATCTCCGCAGCATTCCTGCTACTGTGGATATTGTATGCCATTACGCTCCTTACGATATCGGCTGGCTTAATCACAGTATGGGATTCAATCATGCCGGTAAGATACGTGATACACTTATCATGGCTCAGTTAGACCATAATACCAGTAGCTCATATAGTCTAGATTATTTATCTAAGACGATGGGATTAGGCATGAAAATTCCTATTGACCCTAAGAAGTTACCTGATTTACCAATTAATACCGTGGCTCAGTATTGTTGTCAAGACGTAGAGTTAACAGCTAAACTAGATGACCGCTTAGCTACCCATCGTAATAGTGATGCAGCTAATAGAGAATTTGCTTTAATTCCAATCCTAGTCAAAATGAAGCATAAGGGAATTAGGATTAATGAAATACAATTAGGAGCGCTACAGGGAGAATTTACTCGTTTATTAAATTATCAGTTAGGTTTATGTGGAATCGATGATATATGGGCTAATGCTAGGATAGTTGAGCTATTCAACCGGCTAGGTATAAGTTATCCACGTACTAAGCCTACCAAACGTCATACCAGTGGTTTTGCCTCCTTTCCTACTTGGTTCTTAGAATCGATAACCGACCCTAAGGTAATTGCATTACATACGGCAAGGAAATTACATCGGCTGATTAATACCTTTTGTGTTGGTATTAGGAATTATATCAAGAATGAAAGGATACATCCAGATTTCTTTAATGGTCGTAGTGAGTATGGTGGCACTATTACTGGTCGATTCAGTTCTGGTCATCCTAATGTTCAACAGATACCTCACCGAAGTTCTGAAGGTAATTTATTACGGTCTGCTTTTATACCTGATGATAGCAAAATACTAGTCAAGTTCGATTACAAACAACAAGAACCAATATTGATGCTGCATTACGCATCGAAACTTAATCTATCTGATATACAGAAGTGGAGAGATTTATATACTAGTCCTGACGCTGATTTCTACCAACCAATCCAAAATTCAATGAATATTGAACGCTTCCCAGCTAAGACTATTACCCTAGCTACCTGCTATAATATGGGACCAGAAAAACTGTCTCGTATGATGCACATAGATATGAAGCAGTCAGTTCAATATTTAATGCAGTTTATAGACACAGTTAAGTGGTTGAAACCACTAAAGGACCATTGTTTAACTATAGCTAATGGTCGTGGTTGGATTAGAACCATAGGTGGTCGTCGATTACAGTTTAATCGTGCTAGTGCTAATGATTCATTTAATCACCTGATTCAGGGTAGTGCGGCTGACCAAACTAAACAAGCTATGATTAATATACATGAGCAACTTGGCCTAGTGCCACTATTACAGGTGCATGATGAATTGTTGTATGAATTAACTGAAGACCAAATTAACCAGGAGGTTGACTTGGATATCCAGGTAATAATGGAGGATGCTTTTGAGCTAGACTTTCCAGTACGGGTGGATATGAAACCAGGTTTAAACTGGATGCAGTGTGGATGAAAATTAAGATAGACGAAAGGAACCAAATGCCAGTACATCCTAAAGCTAAACTTACACCAGAACGATTATTTAAGAAGATGTCTAGTACTCCTAATCCCAATAATATGATAATTGGGTTTATTAAGCCAAAGAAGGAGAAGAAACATGGTAAGAAAAATAAAGCATTTATCTAGGCAAGTATCTTCAGTAGATGTGAAGAAATGGAGGAACATGACACAGCAAATGCTCAATAGAACAATTGCTTATGGACCAGATGGGTTTACTAGATATTGTTTACGACAATGGGGTTACGTAATAGTTAAAACTCCAACTACAGCTGATTTATTAGCTTACGAACTTATGTCAACTGAAGTTAAAAAGAAAAAGGAGATTAAAATTTCAATATGACTCTAACTGATGACCAGAATGAAGAATTAGAAGAGATGCTGGAATGCATCAACAATAACCACGAGAAGCTTAACCAGTGGGAAAAAGATTTTGCTGATGATAATTACAAGCGTTGGCAGAAATATGGTAAAGAAACTTTTTTGAGTATGAAACAATGGGAAATCATAGTAAAAATATACGGCAGAGTCCAGGGATAAAGTTATATGACCACCAGTCCATGGTGTTTAATTTATCTAGGGATAAGCAGGTTTATGCTTTTTTCTTAGAGACTGGTACAGGTAAGACTATTCTGGCTTTGGAGTCAGCTAAGTATCTATACCAACAAAAAAAGATTAAAGCATTAATTATTACCGCTCCTAAGACGGTACTGAAACCAGTATGGGTCGATACATTATTTAAGTACTATATGGATGTAGATTTCAGACTTATTCAGTGGATTGGAGGTATTGGTCGAGAAGATTCTACAATTATAGGTAGCTATCTGACCCAAGTAACCAAAACTCGATTATTAGTTTTTATCGCTAATATTGAAGCTTTCTCACATACCAAAATATATCACCTTGCTCATCGAATATGTTCTATTTTGCCTACCGCATGGTTCATAGATGAATCCACTACAATTAAATCACCTCGAGCTAAACGAACTAAACAAATCCTAGCTCTTAGTCACTTAGCTAATTACAAAAGAATTCTCTCTGGTTTTCCAGTATTAAAGTCACCAGAAGATTTATATACTCAATTGGAATTTCTTAAATCAGGTATAACTGGACATAAATCATTTTATTCATTTCGTAATGAGTTCTGTATTACACGTAAACTAGATAATCGTGTAACTATTTCAATTGGACCTAAGAATATTGACAAACTACAGGCTTTGATTGAGCCATATTCCAGTCGAATATTAAAGAAGGACTGTCTAGATTTACCTGATAAAATTCATACCCGCCGCTATGTTGAAATGACTGAAGAGCAGCAATTAATGTACCGACAAATGCGAGATGAAGGCTATGCACTAATTAAAGGTTCAGGTAAAGAAACTTTTGCTTCAACTATTTTAGTTCAATTAGAAAAACTTCACCAAATAGCTAATGGATTAATTATATCTGCTATGTCATTTGTTGATTGTAATAAATATTCAACTTTACTGGAAATATTACAAAATGAAATTGCTGATAGACAAGTTATTATCTGGTCCTGTTATATTGGCAATATTCGTATGCTAGAAAATTTATTATTAAGAGCTAAAATTCCTTTTGGTATTATTTATGGCAAAGTTAATATGTCCGACCGTAATCGTGATATAGAACTATTCCACCAAGGTAAACTTCAAGTAATCGTGGCTCATCCAGCTACGGCACGTTTTGGTCTTACTTTAGCTGAAGCCTCTTATGCAATTTATTTTAATAATTCATTTAACCTGGAACATCGAATTCAATCCGAAGACCGATTACATCGTATCGGCCAGGTTAATAAAGCGACCTATATTGATTTAATCACTGAGAATACTATCGAAGACCGTATACTAACTAAACTCCAAGAGAAGCACAGCATTGGTGCAGCTATTTTAGGAGACGAATGGGAACAATGGTTTCATTAACGACAGGACAGTTGAACGTAATTAGCTCCATCACAGTAGGCTAATCCATGATGAGTGCCACCACTTGCTATGGTGGAACCAAAGGCACAGGCAGTAGAATTATCAGTTACTGCGCATAATGCACCTTCCTTATTGCAAGCTCCACCACCGCCAGTGATACCTGGACAATTAGCTACAGGAGTAGATGACATACTGAAAAACGGTGTAAAGGTAGTTTGGTCGCCGGAATTATTAAGATGAATACTGGTACCAGCTAATGCGAAAGTTCCACCACGATTATTTATAAATATATTCTTACCTGCTCCGCCGTCTTCAGTTATACCTTTAGAAGCAAAATTAGAAGATACAGTATTGAATATTGCTTGACTACCAGTCAAATGAATATCAGTAGACGATGCAGCATCAGCAAACCTGTTACCAGTGATAACATTACTGGTGCCATTAGCAGATGAACCATTTATCTGGATACCGTCATTAGTCATTGAGGTATTTTCAAAATGGAATCCTATAATAGAGCTATTCTGAATTCCAGCACCAAATATGAATCCAGCTAGTGTAGCATTTTGAACTAAACCACCGAAAAAATTATTAGTGTCACCACTTGACTGCCAATTTACACATTGAGTATCAGTATTACATTCAAGATTATAGAAGTTATTTTGATTAGATGGCAAAGTTGAAGCTACGATACCATTAGAACAACCTCTAGTACGTAAATCATAGAATCCACTATCTTCAGTGTTGTTCAGCTGAAGTCCAACAGCAAAATCAGCTATCAATATATTTTCTAGGTGACTAGCAGGAGTGCCAAAGCTACCTGGCTTACCCATAGCAATGCCGCTAGACACACCTGAGCCTGGTCCTAAAATCATTAAATCTCGTACAAAATAAGGTGCAGCCTGAGTAGCAGCTACACCTAAATCTATTCCATCTTGACCAGCAGTTTTTTGATAAATAACTGAACCACAGTGATTATTTAGCGTAGGCCAACTGGATGGTCCAGTG